TCTTAAATGCTTTTTGTTTATCTTTAAATCTATTCTCATAGATGCGAAGTTGTGATAAGTCAGTATCTACTGTGCCAAACTTCTCAAGTTTATCTTCATATGATTTAGACAACTTAAGATCACTATCTACATCTTTTGTAATATCTGTTATCTCTTTTTCAATAGTTGCAATCTCTGTTCTACGTCTTGCAGTATTAGCATTAGACTGTTCTTTGAGATGTTCTATCAATGCTTGTTGTGTTTCAACTTTATTCTTTGCTAACTCAAATTGATATTCTACTTCTCTAATATTTTCTTTTATACCTTTAACACGTTCTTTTAGAATACCATTCATAGTAGAGAAGATACGAATGTCTAATAGATCTTCAATAACTTCTCTACGGTTGGGTGGGTTAAGTTGCATAAAAGGAACAAAGCATGACGATCCTAAGACCACCACCTGAGTAAATGATTTATAATTCAACCCCAGAATACTTTGTTCCAGATATTTTTGCTGCTCAAGTTGGGATGCTTCCTCCTTGAGTTTTTCATCATTGAGATAGATTTCAAACAACGAGGGTTTGATACCTCGTCTCACCATATATTCACGAGAACCTATGCTAAATTCTAACTCAACCATAGTATCCTTTTCGTTCACAGCATTAACCAATTGACTCTTGGAAATTTTACGAAAAGGTTTGTTGAACAACGCATAGCACATGGCATCCAAGAATGTGGATTTCCCTGCACCATTTGCTCCAACTATCAGTGTAGCGGGACTTACATCTAACTGTATCTCACTAAATGCATTACCAGTTGAAAGAAAGTTCTTCCAACGAACAGTTTTAAAAATAATCATTCAGACAAAAATTATTCTCTAGGGGGCACGACTATATCATCAGGAGTGACGACAAAGTATTCATGTCCATGTTTGACGCAAGCTTGTATGATCTCAGAGTCATCAACCTCTACTACCGACATGTCTGGAAAATCATCTGCTTCCAGAAGGCCAGCATAGCGTACTGCATCGTCTTTGTCAAGGAACATGTAAACTTTACGTTTATCGTTTTCGTCTACAGCATAAGCACCTTCCATCTCTTTCCCTGCTACTGCAAGGATATACATACTACTCATACCAATTCTAGTGCCTCCACATATAAAGACTTTAGAATATTTTTAAGTGCGGGTTTATCAGAGTGTTCCATATCGTCAACATACCTCTCTAATATTGTTAGAGTATCTTCTTTCTCTATATCTATCTCTTCATTTAGATCTTGTTCAAAAGATGGATCTTCTATAACCTTGATCTCATGAACTCCTGCAGCATACAGTTGACTAATAAATCTCTCAAACTTTTCTGTATCTGTTTTTTTCTCTACAATGATCTTGATAAAACTTTGAGCAAACTCATGATACTTAAACATACCTGATTGTATGTTGTCCTCATCATAATATATCTTCTGGTATATTTCGTATGGGTTTTGGATATACTCTAGTTCTAATGTCTCAGTGTCAAAGATATGAAACCCACGTCTGTCTCTATAATCATTCCAATAGATCTGATAAGGATTACCAAGGTAGGATATGTTACCTCTGGTGCTCTTGCGATGATAGTGACCTGAGAATACTTTTTCAAACTTTCTGTATGGTGCTGTGCTGTCACCATGATCCATGATATAACCACGATGTGCTTCAAACCCATTGAGTTCTAGATGACCCATTGCTACAGGACATTTACTTTTTTCAATCAATGCATAAGTCTCTTCTTTATTTTGTTGATTGATCCAAGGTATGAATAGAATAGGTAGTCCACCTATCTTTACCTCTGTTGCCTTATTGTAGATATGAATATTATTATACTCGCCAATAATACCATCAAGAGTATTGATGTCATTTGTATCTTTAAAATATGCTGTGTGATTACCTACAAGAGAATGAACTGTGACACCCATGTCTCTTAACTTATTCCAGTATTCTGTCTTACTCCAGTTTGCTGCCCAGAGATCTAGAGTCCTACGATTATCATAGGTATCTCCTAGGTCTAACACTGTGTCGATCCCGCGTTTTTTTAGGGTAGGAAAGAATACATTTGTATAGAACTTATTAAAGAAGTCATGAAATATACGACTTGATTTTCTTGCACCGAAGTGTTGATCTGTAATTATTGCTATCTTCATCTTGCTCTCAATATCGGTGGTAGTTTACCATACTGTCCCATGCCAAAGAAGTTTAAAGTTAATCTAGGAGATGATCCAAAAGTTTGCACACCATGATGTGTCTTGCCATTAAACATAACAAGTCTGTTGTAGACATTTGCAATACTTACTGTTTCTTCAAATTGATTACTCATAGCATTATATGCTGCTTCGTATTCCATATCATCTACATCCTCACTTCTGTAAAGTGCTTCTTTCTGTTCGATTTCTTTTGCTGTTTGATGAGAATAACCTCTCTTAACTTTATACACTGATGTTCCTGTATCTGGTTCTGGGTTGGGAGTCAAGTATACTATGCCACCAAAGAATGTGTCAATGTCTTGATGTATCCACCCACGATTTTTATTAGAATATTTGTTGTCACAAAATGGTTTGATTAATTGAAAGTGACATTGTAAGTTCCAATACTCTGGAACCGATTCATAATGTAGTAGATGTAACTTCTGACCAAAGTAAGAAAAGAACCTTGGATTTTCTATGTGTAAATTTTTAGTTCTTGTGCCTGGCCAGTTACCTGAGTTTGGATTATAATACCTAAACTCATTTGCCATATCAACTATACCATCAGGATCTTCAAAGAAGTCGTCTACTATTGTGATAGGATATGTCATTTAATTTTTATCTGCACGTTCTCCTTAATTGTATTATAGTCAGAAGATGCTCCTTTGTCATCTGTATGGAAAGCAACTTCGTAACCTGACTTATCTAATATCTTGTTTTTAATTTCCAATTGACGTTTCTCTTTCTGGATCCTTCTAAGGAAAGCGTAATAGATGATCTGAGTAAAATAAGCAAATGGGTTCTTAGATTTCTCTGGATTAAAGTTCTCAATATACTGAACACAGTTCTCAATGCCATCACAGATCATGTCCTCACGGAACATATAATTAACAAAGTTTGGTTTGTATGACAAGTGTGTAGCAATCTTTAAAAAACATTCTCCAATATAATTACTGATCTGAGGACGTTGTTCACCCGCTTCCTTTGCTGCAGCACACTTTGCCTTAAAGACAACCAGTGCTTCTAAGAACTCTTTATTGTTTACATAATGCTCCGATACAACTCTCTTACGTTTCATCTATTTGCTTCGTTATGTTTATATTTTATAACAAAAAAACCCCTGTGTCAATAGGGGGCTTGACAAGATGTTGAAAAACCATTACACTATGAGTGTCCACGAATAAGGGTCACTTCTAGCTATCTTTATTAAAGATCTTATCAAGTCTGATGCGTGCTTCATCAACGGTAGAGATCTTACCCTTAGCATCAGTTATAAAATCGGTATTAAGTTTTCTTAGAGACATGTGGTAGAAGACCTGTACATCTTCTGATACCTCTACAATTGTTATAATGTGTTCTTTAGGAATAACAAATTGATCTTCTCTAGAGAACTTCATCCAAGGTTGAACCTTTGCTCCTGCTTGTTTGTTAGGAAGCATTACTTCTTCTACCTCTATTGGGTTCTCTACAATTAAGTAGTCACCGTTCTCATCATGAACAGATGTCACCATAGAGAGAAGTTCTTCTCCAGATACTAATTTGATTGCTGCTAGAAATTCTGTTTTATCCATGACTCTCCTTGATTGGGACATCAATGAATTCATAATCAAAGTTTTCTTCATTGTATATTTTAACTCTTTCAACTAAATGGTTCAGTGTGTAATTGTTTTTACGACCTTTAGACATGTCATCGGCAATGTCATACAGAGTTGCTTTTGTTTTGTGGTCGCCCTTCCTTAGAACTCTGCCAATGCTCTGAAGGTTTCTTATTTTGCTTTTTGTAGGCGATGCAAAGACAATGTTATGTAAATTCCGAATATTAATCCCAGTGCTAAAAGTCCCATAAGATGCTACAATAATAGAATCAGTAGTGGTTTCAGCAATCTGTCTTGTCTCTTCACGGTCTTCAGTATCTATGCCACCATGGACGAGGAAGACTTTACGGTTATCCCCTACCTTGCTATTTATCATCTCAAAAAGGGGCATACCATGCCGTTCAACGTAGTTGAACAGGACGAGTGTATTACCAGACAAGTCACAAACTAGGTTACGTATAAATTTATTTCTTCTATCATGCTCTACCAGATAATCTATCTCTTCTTGATAAGTGTCAAAAGGTTTTCTCTTATGCTTAAGAATCAATACCTTAATTTGAAACTGAGAGAGATGCCCATCTCTGATAAGGGTTTCGGTTTTTGTAACCTTATTGACAGTTCCAAATACTCCTTCGAGTACAAGTCTGTTGGTTTCGGTACCATCGAGGGTGCCAGTAAAACCAATGCGATACTTACAATCATACAGTTTATTCATGATACTGGTTAAAGACTTCGCCTTAAAAAGGTGTGCTTCATCTCCTATGATAGCGTCGAAGTCTGCAAAGAACTGCTTTGGCAATTTATATACTGACTGCCATGTAGTTATGGTTACAGGTTTGTCAGTTCTTGGGTCTATACCACCACGCACTCTGTGACAGTATTCTTTTGAGTTCCATCCATAGTCTTGGAAGTCTTTATACATCTGTTCTACTAGAGATGTAGTAGGAACTACTATGAGTGTTTTTAAATTTCTTTGTGTCCAGAACCTACACAATGTATAGATCATTAAGGACTTACCAGATCCAGTAGGTGACAGTAGTAGTTTTCTTTTGTGTCTTAATGCTTCGTAGATCCCTTTATACTGGTAGTCTCTGACCTTAAGTGGTAGTCTCAGTGACGTAACATAGTCTGCTATTCCTTGAGGGGTAATGAATTCATCCACCTCTGATGGAAGACCATAGTATTCATTGTCTGTATGGATAACCTCATACCCTTTCGTCTCGCAAAACTTAACAATGTAAGGTAGAAGACCAACATATATCTCACCTGTAGCAGGACTGAAGAGTTTGATTTTTCCATCCCAATACCTCTTTTTGTATGCTGACATGAACTTCGCAGCAGGTACCTCAAAGGTAAATTGATCTGCCAGTTCGTAACCTACATGAGGTTCACATTTAACTGTCAGATATACTTCGTTCTTCTTTTGTATAAAAACGTTAGACTTCATATCCTTTAAGGAACTTGGCGAACTCAACTGCGTTCTTTATATGAAAAGAACGGTTGTTTATTGCCGAGAGTATGGCCTTGATTGATTCGACCATCTGGTTTAAATACTTTGCCTTAAGGACACTTTTTTGATATTCTTGATCTGCTTCCAGATATATTGCTACATCTGTTTTGATCAGTTTCATTGGAAAGGGTTTTTCCGATTTCCCAGTATAGTATTCCCACCTGTCACGGTAAGTACGCTTTACATCTAACTCTGCCTGATCCCGAAGGGTAGTAAAGTTATTGTAAAGTCTTAAATATTTAGCATGTAATTTGGGGATTGCTAGAGAGTCATGATCTAATTTTTCATCATCTAGTTGTGAGTCTTTCTCCCACATGTCATTCAAAGTTTCTAGATTCATACTTTATCTTGTTCTTTATCTGTGATCTCGTATATAGTATACTTGAAATTGACCTCTGCTGTAAAGTAGTTGATGTCAGTTGCTGACGCATCAAACTCTAGTGTGGTCAATGATGTTGGAAATATATTGTAAAAATTTATCGTAGCGATACTATTGTAGTTGCTGTTGAGAACAAGTAGTCTTGCATCACTCATGGTCTTCATGAAATCTGATGTTCTACCTTTCTCATCAACAGTGTTGATATACTTCGCAAAGTCTGATTGCACCTTTGGGTTAGTAAGACCTTTCAACCACTTGTATATTTCAAAGTAGTTGTCCATGTCTTCATTAACGAGAAACCTTAGATTCAAGTCACCAAAGGTCATTTTATCGCCAGGCACCACGTAGTCTTTGACTGGTGTAGGTATCTCTCTTACACCAATACTTACCTCTGGTATAGAAGCAGCTTGGCAGAAATAATCTACATGGGGTGTCCTGCCAATAATAAACTTAAACCCTACAGGAGAGAGAAAGTTTTTATTCTTAGGTGAGAATAGCGTTCCGTCGTATGCCATTAGCAGTTTTTGTTTAAGTCCTCAGTCATGTTGCCACCGATCTCAGCACCCTGTTCTCCTCCGAACATTGCTACCCAACCAGCTGCAACCCAACCCACAAAGGGAATAGTGGAAAGACTAGGAGCAGCAGCAGCACCAATGCTAGTCCCAACCAGTCTCCCAGTTCCTTTTCCTGCACCAATCGCTTCGATACAGGCTTCGCTTTTTTGGGCAACATCTGGGTTGTCAGCAACAAACTCTTGGTATGGTGCTAACCATGATCTCTTATTGGATACAGCACCACCTTGACTGGTCTTACTATCCATCACATATTCTTCAGTGGTTTGAATTGTATTAGTTGCTAACCCTAGGAATCCACCCTTCTCTTTGATATCTTTTTCGATAATCATTGTTTTGGGATCGTTTGCTTTGTAAGATATCTTATACCCATCCTTAAAGACTTCTGCTTCGTAGGTAGTATAGTCTCCTACAGGAACATTTAGATCTGGTAACGCATTGTCTTTTCTACTGATCATGCCGATCATACCGATGTGCGATACACCTATGACTACTCCTATCGTTGCTGCAAACCATTTTAATGGTGTCATGATAAAATATTATATCTGTTTATATTTAGACATAAAAAAAGAGGGTTGGTTAAACCCTCGTAATGACAAAGGAAAAAGGATTCATTGCTCTTCCCCCGAACTCTATATAACTATTTACCAAAAAATTTATACCTAGTCGATGCTTTCTTAACAAAAAGAAATGCCTAGTCCCAATTTATTTTCCAAGTTTTAATTTTAAATGGATCTAGTGTTACCCACTTTGCATAATGAATACCACGGTAACACAGCATAGCAAAGACCTTCTCTGGGTTGTGTTTTTCTGGATCATATTCTGGAACTTCGTATTCGTCCCACGTGAATTCTAACTTCATCGTCTTTACCTCCTGTAACATTATTTATTGTTAGGAGTCCTTGACATGAAAAA